CAGCGCGTTACTCAGCGTACTGCGCACATCCTGCAGAGCCGCCGTACTGGCGCCGGGTGCTGGCCGGCCAACGGCGATCCAGTCGAATTCGATAAAGTTGCTGGCATCCTGCTGGTTCGTCAGGTCCAGGCGAATACGATCAATGTTCCCTGTCCACGGAATATCACGCACCGTCAGGGTTGCCACCCCATCGGCATATTCCGGCTCAGCAACAATGTATCGCTTCGTGTTATTAAAGTTTTCGCCGGCAGACACCCAACGGATCTCACCCGCCCAGACTGGTTTGCCGGTTTTACGAAAGCGCAGCATGATGAAGCGGTACGCTGCACCATCGACAGCCAGACCGCCGGGAGAGGTAATGTACGGATCGGTGGCGCTGTCCGCAGGGCGTAACCAGCCATCCCGGGACACACCCGGTACGCCGGCGCTGCCGGTCCAGCCCTCGGTCGTCTGACTGTTGAAATGCCAGATAACCTGCGAATCGAACTGGATATTGGCGCCGGCAGCGAGGCTGGACATTTCCCGCGCCAGATTTTCATCGGCACTCTTCATTACCTGAGTCAGGCTCTCGATACTCGCCTCAATCCCCTGCGTTGCCGCCAGCAGTTCATCAGCAGCCTGTGCCGCCTTCGCGTTAATATCTGCGATACGATCCGCAGTTTCCTGCTTAACCGCATTGGTTAACGTGGTGTTGACCTGAGACAACGACTGCTTCAGGCCATTCTCGGCAGTTTTAATCTGCGCATTCAATGCGGCATCGCCGTCGGCAAGCGACTTGCTCAAAACTGCTATCTGCTGATTCACATCAGCAGTGATGCTTTTCGCCGATGCATCAATATTCTGGCTGACCTGCTTCGCCTGATCTGCGGCTTCCTGACGCAGCTCTTCAGCGGTCTGCTCCAGTTCCTGCTGCGTATTGCGGATACCTTCCTGCGTTTCGCTAATGGTACGCTGCGTTTCCTCCCAGGCAGCCGTATCCTTGATCGCGTCAGTCAGGTTTTCGTAGTAGTCATCAAAGTTATCGCTGGCCATCCCCTGGACCCAGCCGGTCCACGGGCTTTCATTGCCCAGACGATCAACAAGGCGCGCCCGATACCAGAATTCTGCGCCCATACTGAGGCCCATCTGCTGATAGCTTTTCCCCGGATAGGCCACGTCTGATAACGGCATCGGCGCACTGCCGTCCTGATTTTTGCTGTACTGCAGTTCCGTGCGCAGCGTATCCCCGGAGCCGGTCGGGAACTCCCAGCTAACCTGGACCCCATGAACCAGCGAACGGGTTGCCAGCGCCAGCGGTGCCAGCGGCTCGCCGACCTTGCCGGTCAGGGTTTTCTCTTCGGAATACGCCCACCCGCTCGAAATCTCCGCCGCATTGATCGCGCGGACGCGAACCAGGTAACGACCGGCATAGATGCCGCTGACCTCAAACGAGGTGGTCGAGCTGCGCGGCACATTAATCCAGTTCCCGTCGTTACGGCGCCACTGCGCCTCGTAGGCAATAGCACCGCTGACCGCTGACCAGTTAACCTGCATCGTTTCGACGCTGATCCCCTGATTCACGACCGAGCGGGATGTGATGACAATATCGTCAGGAGGTGACTGGTTGCCCGCCGGCAATACGCTAACCGGGCGTTGGTCGATAATAGCGCCGGTATCGATGCGGGCGAATTTATCCGGGTCATGTGCCACGCCGGTGATCGTGAGGGTGGCATCGTTGTTCTCTTTTACCCCTGTAACCCGGTACTGCTGCAGGAAGAGGTCATCGGATTCAATGGCCCAGACGCATTCCCGTTCCGGCGTCTCACTGTACGCCGTTGTGACCGTAATCTGCCGGCGTCCATTAACAGCCTGAATGGTCCGGCTCTGTGAGATCCCTGATGGCAGGTTTAGCTGGAGGCGGTCGCCAGGTTTGGCATCCACATCACGATCCAGCGTAATCACCCGGCCATTCACCGCGCTGATTCGCCCGCCGTTGACCCGTCCGGCCAGCAACTCATCCGCCAGGGCAATGATATAACCGGGTTGAGGAATGCGACCGTCCAGCCCCACATCAATTTCGACCATGCGGTCCTTATTGTTGGTCAGTATGCCCCACAGTCCCTTACGGTGGGCTTCGCTCTGGCGCGTACAGCCAATCGCGGTCATTTCGAGCTGGTTAAAACTGTAGCGGGAAACCAGTTCAGGGATAAACGCAGGCTCCATCGCATCAGCATAAGCATTATCCGGATCAGACCAGGAAACCAGGGCGTTGGTGTACCGAACCTGGCTGCTGCTGCTCGAATAACGGGGTTTGCCGACAATATTGGCGCGCGTATAAGTAAAATCGACATCACGCGGCATATCAGCCAGCACAACAATCTGCTCACCGTTCCAGCAGGTCATGCCCCGGAAGATGGCGGCAAAATCTCGCAGCACGGTGTAAGCATCGTTGCGTTCCTGGACATAGACGTTACAGGTATAGCGCGGCTCCATGCCGTCACCACCGCGCCCGTCAGGAACCAGCTGATCGCAGTACTGTGCAATCTGGTACAACGTCCATTTCGAAATATTGGCGCTGCTCAGACGATTGCCGAGACCAAAACGGTCAGCGATAACAATGTCGTAATAGATCCAGGCCGGGTTATCCGTCCAGGCCCATTTAAACCCGCCGGTCCAGACGCCGGTATATTCGCGGGTTTCCGGATTGTAGTTATCCGGCACCCGGATCACGCGCCCACGCGGCTCACAGGAAATTTGCGGAATGGAGCCATTAAACTGGCTGGAGTCGAACTCGATATAAAGCAGTGCGGTGTTGGGATAACGCAGCTTCGCGTCAATCACTTCGGTATAGCTCTGCAGCGTCATCACGTCGCCAGTTTTGACACTGTTTGCATCCGGAGAGATTTTACGCAGACGTAGCGTCCAAGTACTGCCGGCCTGGGGCAGATCAATACGATGGCTCCGCTCATAACCGGTGGTGGTTTTACCCGAGACAGCGGTTTCCAGCACCGTCTGCCAGGCGCCACCGTCGGTCTGCAGGTCAATCGCATACTTGACGGTATTGCCCACCACGTCGCCGTCATCTTCCTGTTTCATCAGGGACGGCCATTTCAGACGAAAACGAACGGCAGAAAGCTGGGTATGAGTAAAGGTATGGGTCCAGGCTGTCTTGCTGGAAACTTCCAATCCCACACTGATTTCATTTTCAGTACCGGGAATACCCTGAATATAAGTCTGAGCCTGCGTGCCGGGGCGAAATTCCCAGGACACGCCACTGAAGTTTTGCGAACCATCAGCATTTTCAAGCGGGGTGCCATCAAGATAAATATCTTTACCGGTTAAACCACCTGCAAATTCACCCTCACCTAATGCGAGCAGAATTTTGGCTTTCGCAACGGACTGTAAATCATCCGGCTGTTCCGTCGGTGTACGCTGCTTTGAGCCGCCACCCTTGCGCCCTTTAATGATGTTATTTGCCATATTACGCCCATAAAAAAAGCCACCGCAAGATGGCCTGAACTGGATGGTTTACTGAATAAAACTTATTGCTGATCTTCTGTGTAAATACCGGCAGATATAATGGCGCCGCCAATTCGGCGTTTGCCATAAAGCAAAGGGACCGGATATCCCTGAGAGGCAGTATTCGTCACGCCCCCAAAGGCGTAGGACGCTTTATTGTCAGCGGATTCTTTTCGTGCCAGGCCTGCTGGCTGTGGGGAAAGCATCTGAACGACGCCGCCGAGCATCATTGATGCTCCTGTACTATAAAGATATGGTGCGGCCGCATTAGCCGGAGTGAATGTGGAAATGACCCCCACAACAACAAGGACTGCACCGAGAATAGTTTGTAAAAGCCCCGCCTTTTTACTCCCGATAACAACCGGCGTTATCCGTATCACGTCACCCTTCACAGGAAAACCAAGATCATCCAGCCCTATATTTTTTTCATCCTGAAATATCGCATAGGTTAATCCACGGTCTTCGCTGGTGATCATGAACTTTTCAAATCCAGGAATTGTTTTTGCCAGCGCCACCACCGCCTCTTTAGTGGTGGAAATAAGTCGGTGATGAATTTTCCCAAACCGTTTCCCCAACGGCCCGTTCAGTTCAATTCGCATCATAACTTCATGCATTATCCCGCTCCCAAACTTACCGTGAGGTTCATTAACATAGTGAAAAATACCTGACGATTTTCATTGTTCTTTCCTGCCAGTACCCGCCATAGGGCACGCGCTGACTCAGGTGACCATACAAATGGTGAAGTAGCATGTTCCCTTCCAGCAAAATCCCGGCGTGGTTCCACTTATCCGCCTGCACCTGCATGATAACCATATCACCCGGTTGCGGTGGACCATCAAACTCACGGAACCCGCATTCATACCAGCAGTCCTGATAAAAATTATCGGGATACTCCTTTTCCCACCACGGATAGTCGACGCGGTAATCGTGCAGCTCGATGCCGTGGGTTTGCCGAAAATAGCTCATCACCAGGCCCCAGCAATCGTAGTGGCCCAGCACGAATGGTCGCTCGAGGAGCGGCAACTCACCACGCGGGTGAATGGTACGGAGATCGCCTTCTGGCCAGCTGATAATATGCCAGGGGAGAAGGGTCGTGTCGCATTGTGCTTTATCCAGTTCGCTCGGCTGGGTGGTGGCATCAGGATGGCTGTGAACAATACCGGTGATCGCTCCCCATTCCTCAACCTCCGCATAATCCTCCGGCGCCAGCACAAAATTATCTTTCGACTCTGTGGCCAGGTTCCGGCAGGGGAAATAACGCTCCGCCCGGCCCCTCTGGGCGACAAGGCCGCAGGCCTCGCGCGGATATTCTGCGGCGGCATGTTCCTGGATGGCCTTAATCGTTTTCTGACGCATATCAGCTCCTGATTAATGAGGTGCCAGGGAACCCGCCAAACGGCAGTTCACTATTCTCACCATGACGTAATTTGCAGGCCGTGAGCGTGCCGGGGCAGACATCCTGCGACGGGTCATCAACTGGCTGATTGTTCCTGTCAAAATACCGGGTGCCGGCATAATCGCACCCGTTACCACTGCGGTACTGATTGCGAATACACCAGCTGCAAATCGCATGCAGCTGGCGAGTGGGGATCATCATCCCCTGCAGGGCAAACGGGCTGGAGAGAGTAAATTCCACCTTCTCATCGTCTTCATAATGCTTTACGTCGATGAAGAAAAGGCGCCGTTTCTCCTGTGTCGGATCAGCTGAAGCATTCCCGTCCGGAAAGTTCTTCGCATCGAGATACTGTTTTTGCGTATCGTGGATGACAACCCGCGCCAGAGCCAGATCGTCGTAATGAAGACAGAGCGCGGAAATCGAACCATCAATGTTGCCTACCCTCAGTGTCGGCTGCGCGTCGCTTCCTGAAGTCGAGGATTCGATCCCCTCTAATTCACAAGGCCATGCTTTATATTCGATGCCCTGCCACCAGATGCTTTTGGCCGGTAGCTTCGATTCATCGCCACCAGCAGCCACAATTTCCGCTTCGGTATGGGGTATGTTATATCCGTGAAAATATAAAATATCACCCATATTAAAAGCACTTCCGTCAATTTCGAATAGCCGGATTTCATCTCCCGGCTCCAGTTTCTGATAATCAGCGTGAAGACTCATGGTACGAATGCCTGTTCAAACGTTGCAGTAATGGTGATGACTTTCTTTCCCTGAATAACTTTTTGCAGGCTGTCGGCCTGAACCCGCCACAACGCTAATTCACCACCTGGCGGTTTAAAAGAAAACGCCTTGGTTTTGTGACGACGCAAAAATTTATAAATTTCTAGAGCAGTATCCGGGTCGCCAGAAAAAGAGAACTCATAACTCAGTGTTTCATTATTTATGCCGTTCCCGGATACCTGTGCATAGCCATCACCAAATTGAACCCTCCGGATATTATCTTTGCTTTTTAACGTAGGTTGACTGGCTGCCTGAATACGCCAGGCGAATGTTTCAATTGCCATAATATTACCTCCGGTTAGTTGCATTCCAGATAAGTCCACCCGGACGCAGCGCTTTAGCTATCCCATCCTGCACGGATCGATTTACAACCTGCTGATAAGCTTTTCCGACAGAATCAGAATTACCCTGCTGCAGATTGTTTCCAGTCTGCTGTGTTGTCACGCTGACAGGCGCATAGACATTCACGCCGCCTGCGAATACACCTGCAGGCGCACCACCAGCACCAACATACCCGCCTGAAGCATAACCACGCATCATCCGGTACAGGTTGCTCACGCCGATGCGGCTGGTTGCCTCTTTGGTGAAAACGAATTCGCCGCGGTGGACAACCCCCGCGGGCTCGTACTTACCACCATGCCCGGTATAACCACCACCATCAAAGCCAGAGGGACGATAGGAAGGAACGGCAAAAGACTGACCAGAATTTGAAGAACTGCTCCCGCCGCTGATCCACCCCATTGCAGCCTGAAAGGTGTAGGCCACAATAAGCTGATCGATGACCTGAGCGATCATCTTCAGAATGGATGTGGTGAATTCCTTAAAACTCGCTTTGCCGGTGGTATTGAGCAATGTCAGCTGATTTGCCAGCCCCCCGAAGGTAGCCTGGGATATTTGTTGAACAGAGGAAAATACATTAGTGGCGGAATCCTGATACTCTGCCCAGCCCTGTTTGGCGCCGGCCAGCCAGTTACCGCGCAATGCGTCCTCGGCTTCATAGGTGGCTTGCTGTTCCTCCAGCACCTTGCGCTGCGCATCAGGATTGAAGGCGTACGTTTCACTCAGCTTTTCAAGCGTGCTTCTTCTGTTCGCTTCCCTGCCGGAAAGTCCGTCGGCCTGAGCCTTGATCCCCGCCCGGATCGCACTCTGCTGCTGAGCGAATTTATTGGCCTGATCTGCCAGATTATTCAGCTTCTGCTGCCGGGCGACCTTATCACCGAGATCTGCCAGCTGACGTTTGTATTCCAGGGTTTCGTTTTTGTGGGCCAGCAGTGATTTTTCCTGGGCGGAGAGCTGGCGGCGGCCGGCCGCTTCCTGCAAAACAGCATACTGATTTTCTGCCTGCCAGAGATCCCGACGTTGCTTACTGATCACGTCGTTGACGTCTGTATGCTGCTGGAGGGTTTTCAACTGAGCCTGCAGGGTCAGTAATTCGGCCTGGGCCCCTTCCTCTGCTTTACTCCCGGCGGGTGTTGTGTACTGCCTCCCTTTCGGGGTTTTAGGGTCTTTGTACCTGGCATCAATACTTGCGCGGATTTTTTCTATATCGCTGGCTGTCCAGCGGGTGGCAATCCCATCGATCGCATCTTGCTTGTTTTTCTCAACGAGCTTATTAAATTCGGCCTGGGCGCGAGCCCGTCTTTCTGCTGGCTTGAGGCCTGCTTCCAGAAGTTGATTAAACTGCTGCTGGTTCCTGATGGCTTGCTGTTGTTGTTCGTTACGCAGCTTCTCGCGTGCCGCGGCTAAACCTTCCTTAGCGTATGCTTTATCGGCCTCATCATAAGTTTGTTTCAGCAACTCAGCACGTTGAGTGGCAATACGCAAACGTTCTGCATCAGCCTTAATGAGGGGGTTATTACCGGAATAGTTGGGATCGACGTTTAGATTGGCGGCCAGTTGACGGCGTTCTTTTTCCGCGGCCTGCCATTCTGCAAAAGCCCCCTGCCGCTTCATGGCAGCATCAGGATTACGACCAATGTCCATCATGGCATCCCAGGCGCCGCTGGCGGCATTTTTAACCCAGTTCCACGCCGTTTCCAGCGTTCCCAGGTTGTCCTTTACTGCATTTGCGCGCTGGATAACAGCATCTGAATATGCGCGCATCGCGAGCTCGGCAGCGCGTTGAGAATCGCCCATCGCCTGAGCAGCTGAAATCTGCTCAAACTGACTTGCGGTCAGAAAATGCAGAGATTCATTCAGCGTTGCGACCGCATTAACCGGATCTTCTTTTAGCCGCTTAAACTGGTTAATGGTTTCATCCACAGCCTGGCCGGTAGCCTGTTGAAGCCTCGCAGCCACATTGGCAATCCGTTCGACGTCGGCGCCGCCGAATACCCCGCTTCCCACAACCTGCGCTAATACGGCTGCCGCGGCGTGCTGAGTGACTCCATTTCCTGAGATGTTCCGTGCCAGCGCCTGCAGTTGTCCCGAGGTTTTACCGGCATAGTTCCCGGTGAGAATGAGCTGTTTGTTAAACTCCTCGGCTTCCTTCCCGCCCTCGTACCACGCCTTTCCCAGCAGAACGACGGATGCGGCTATGCCACCGACCACGCCAGCGATCCCCAGTCCGCGTAGCGTCATCATTTTTTCGAGCCACCCGGCCTGATTCGCCAGGGTTATCCCGGAGCCACGCAGAGCGCCGAAGTTGCCCCGCAATAACTCTCCAGCCAGAACACCAAGCTCCCGACGTGCGCCGGCGCTCTCGAAACCAAGGCTGTGCGTTGCGACCTTTGCCGCTTCCAGTTTGCGGATATAAACTTCAGCAGCATCGCTGGCGCCTACCTGCGCGGCTTTCATTCTCAGCAGCTCAGTGCCAGATAGTTTTTGTTCGACCACCTGGGCCTTAAGCTGGCGAAGAAATTTTTGGCGAGCCTGGTTCGCTTTTTCCTCAACCTGCTGGAGTTCTTTCTGCCGTGCCGTAGTGCGGGAAATCAGGGAGAGATAATCACCCTGAGTGATGTTCCCCTGCGCGCGGGCCTTGCGGAATTGTTCCTGTACACTGGCCAGCGACCGTGTTTCACCACTGAGGGATCGAACGCCATCTATCTGCCGAAAGAACGATTCCGCCAGCGCATCCTGCCGCCGCGCCAGCGCCTCTGCCTGAGCGTCGTTCTCCCGATAACGCTGGTTTAACCCGGTGACGCGCTGGTAAGTCTCATCGACCGATTTGGAGACCCGCTGCAATTCGTTCTGAAGCCCGGCGGCGGCATCCGCCTGCCGCCTCTGCATATCGGACACGGCGCCGGCACCGGCATCGCAGGTCGTTTTAAGCGCGGTGATTTGCGCCTCTGCCGCACTGCGCATGCGCGTCTGCACTTTTTCCGACTCATTCGCCACACCGGACAGTTGCCCCTTAATCCTGGCAATCTGTTCGGTGAATGTGGCGCTGTCGACATCCAGGTTAATGACAAGGTCGCTAATCTGCTGGGCCATATCTGGTGCCTCCTGTAATTCCCTCCGCGGCCAGCATCATGGCTTCATCGTCCTGTATATTATCCGCTGCAGCCTCAGCGGAGGGAGACAGCAGGCTGAAGTGTGCAGGGGTGATGTCCGGATCCCGGTATAAGAAGGTTGAAATGGTGTAAAGCAGCCCGGAGAAGTGGGCATCGAGCTGCGCGTCCTGAAAAAAACGCTCCCGGTAAAAGTGATGCCAGTCGCCCAGCTCGGAGGACGTCATGCCAGCAAGCATGGCGCGCCAGTCAGGTCGCCCGAACTCACGCGCCAGCTTCAGGACAAAATCAAGCTCGCTGGCTAGGGCTTTTCCGCTGTAACAGGTTCATCACCCAGCACGGTGGTATCAATATCTTCATCCGTAGATTGCTCTTCTTCGGCAACCGGCGCCAGCATGCCGGAGAGCAGCTTGATCTGCATTTCCGCTTTGCCAATCGCTTCCGGCGGCCAGGTACTCATCACCTGCTGGTGGAGCTCCTCTTCAGAGGGCCCTTTAGGATCGTTATGCCAGAGCGAGAGCGCAATCAGGCGCGCGCCTGCGCGGATACTCATACTGACCAGCCCGGCGGACATTTTCTGGTCATCCACGTCATCAGAAATGGCGGATAAGGCTTTTTCTTCTGCGGCCAGATATTCGAGATAAGTAATGCGCTGCAATGCCGACAATTCGGTGATCGGCACCGTAGCGCCGTTATGGGTAAATTCGTCTTTTTTCAGAAACATGCTCATTCCTCTGTTATCAGGAAGCCGTCACGGTGGTTTTGCAGGTCGCCACAAAATTACCGTCATTACTCATGACAATAATGTCGGCAGCACCAGGTGCCACGCCGGTGACGATCAGAGATTTGCCACTCACGACCACCTTCGCTTTCGAGCTATCCGAGGTCGCTGCGCGGAACGACTGCATCGACGCGCTGGCAGGCAGGAAAGTAACATTTAGCGTTGTGGTGGTGCCGACTGCCACGCTGGCCGTTGCCTTATCGAGTTTGATCCCGGTCACCGCGATCGGCGGATTACCGCTTTCTTCCGCCAGTTCAGGTTTCCCGGTATTGGTGATTTTGGCTGTACGGGTGATCACTTCCTTCGCGGGAATGGCTTTACCCAGGCTACTGCACCACCCTTTGAACACATCCACGGTGCCATTCGGGTATTTAATTTTGTAGGCCCGCACATCGCCATCGACAAACCAGGCCACCAGCGACTTTTGCCCCTCTTCCCCTGGCTTCCAGGCCAGGGTTAAAGACGTATCACCTGCCGATTTTGCCCCCTGCGCTGTCGCAGTCCAGTCTGCGTTTTCATCGTCAAGGTAGGTGTCATCGTAGGACTCCGCCGTCATTTCGCCCGGCGTCAGTTCCTTAATTTTCGCCAGGCGCTGCCAGTCAGCATCGGAAAGCGGGTTAGCGTAGGGGTTCCCCGTTCCGGTATACAGCCAGAGCGTGGTACCAGCCCCTTTTACCGGGGCCATTGGATTAGGAGTTGCCATAAAATTCCTTATCTAAAATAAGTGAGGGTATAGGTCAGATCGACCGATCCCCAGGTGGCCATTTCGTCATCACGCTGGTAGTCGTAGCCCATGGGGATCATCGTTTCGATTAAGGGAAATAGCGCCGGGATAGTTTCAAGAGCCGGATACACCTTCTCTTCCATCCACGCATCCAGCGCGCTATCCGGCGTGGTGGATTTCAGAAATACCTCGATATGAAGGACTGCTTGCCAGCTATCCTCATCCAGGCTTTCTCCCGTGTATTCGGCATCCGTCAGATAGACTGCGAGCGCCGGTAGATCCTGCTCTTCCAGAAAGACAGGGCGTCCGTCAAACCATGTCACACGGTCCGGAATGGACGTCTTTAACTGGTCCAGAACAGCAAGACGAATAGCGGTGTGTTTGCTCATCGCTTCAGGTGGATCCTCAGTTGATTTTTCAGCGCGGACGACAGCTCCTTCGGCATGTCACTGTCGATAAGCTGCTTTGATATAGCGGTGAAGTTTTGGGTTAACGGGGTTTCGAGAGGAACTTTCACAACATCAATCGGGTAGCGGGATTTACCCAGACGGTGCATCACCTGCCACCGCCCGTTCGCAAGCTGCTGGATAAATGCATTTTTGAAAATGTACGGTCCAATACGAAGCACACTCCCGCGCCCGCGTTTTTCGCCTTTTCGCCTCGAAAGCTGCACCCGTGCAGCACCCAGTTTGATTGCAGGCAGGTTCCCTCTGTTAATACGAATGGCCGCCACCAGACGATCAGGTTTCGCGCGCTTAAGACGCGACCGCTGCCGGACCAGCCTCACCGGCAACCCTTTTTTGCGGTTATCACCAACCGTTGCTTCTTTCGCCACCTTGCGGCTACCTTGCGTAATTGTTCGCCCGGCAACCCGGTTAAGCGCCTGCGCGGTAGCCGTCGGTACCATCAGTCGGCTCAGACTGTTCAGATTCTGGATAGCACGCTCAAGACCTTTCAGAGACATGATTCACTCCAGCCAGATTTGAGGCTTTCCGTTAAAAAACTGATAGCGGGTAACGATCCAGTCTTTACCGTCATATTCCACGGCATCGTTTCTGGCGGGCCGATAACCAGCAGCAAACACGACCAGCACCGTGGCGGCTCCGGAAAGTGCGCCCATCTCCTCCAGCAACTCAGCAGGCACGACGTCAACGCTTATGCCGTTAATGACCGCTTCCTTGCCCATTTTTTTGAGGGTGGCGGCATCCATCCGGGCCGCCATCTTGTCGAAAGGGTTAGGCATTGATCTTGACGTCAATGACGGTACTGTTTGCGCCCGCATCCTCCCAGGCAACCCCAGCAAAAACTGCGCCTGTTGCTTCCAGCTGTACCTTGCCCGCCTTGAAATACACCTTCTTTCCCGCTTTAATTTCATCAGCGGGCAGCTTCGGCAGCTGGAATACCCCTTCAGTAAGACCATCGCCAGTATCGCCGCCGGGAATATCAGTGATCGCGATAGCAATCAGCTCACCGACAACAACAGCTGCCCCACTCAGAATCGGTTCCTGTCCGGCATTAACCAGATGAATCGTCTTTCCTTCCTGCACAAAGTTTTTAGCCATAACATCTCCTGGCAGCCCCGCAGGGCTGATTTCAGGTATAAAAAAAGCCCTGATGGGCTAATGAGATATGAGTTGGCAGAGAATTACTTGCCAGTTGATTTCGCCAGGCCGCGGAAGTCTAACGGCGCAACACCCGCATCGATACGCACCTTCGTGGCGATCCCGTCGGTATTGAAACCTTCCTGCTGGTCAATGTAAGGCGTGTCAACACCATTCAGATAAGCTACTTCGATGGTATCGGTGCCTTTCGCAGCGGCCAGGTACCAGGCGTTCGGATCCTTGTCATCCAGCCGTGCTTCAGCAATCACTTCGGCAAAGTTCTGGATAGGGTTAATGATCCCGGCGTTAATATCTGCGCCCTTAACGCTTGCCGATTTAATGGTCTGACTGGCAATCGTTTCGAGCCCTACCGGCACCAGCATGTAAGCTGGACGAATATTCAGCGATCGTTCCCCTTCTTTCTGCAGGCGCATCAGTTTGCGGGCATCATCAATGCTCGAAACAGAAATGGCGCCAGAGGAGAGGTTTTTGTGATCGGCATGGAACAGCGGTTTGCCGTCGGACAGTTTCGGGTTATCCAGCAGAATCGCATATACCAAATCACCAATGGTAGCTTTCGCAGCACGTCCCATTTTCGCCGGGACGTCAGTCAATGCGTTCAGATCATCGTTGATAATCGCCTGGCGGGTAATTGAGAAAATTTCCCCATAGGTAGCCAGTGCGATCGTTTCGCCTTTATCGCCCGTGGTCACATATTTATATTCAGCCCCTTCGCGAACCTTGCGGAGGGAGTTAAAACCGCCCATTCCAACGCGGTGAGCAGTTTTAAAATCAGACAACTGACCTTTCTTCGTCCACAGATCAAAGGTCTCTGCTGCCTCATCCCACCCCTGCAGAAGCGCCTTATTCGCCACGTCGAGCAGAATATTGCCAAAATCAGAGGTACTGTGAGTCAATGCCAGGCCAACCATCTGCATCGGATTGTAACTGGCGACCCCGATACCGCGTTCCGTCAGTGCCATACGCGCATACTCACGTAGCGTCATCCCGTTGTACACGTTATCGCGCTCCTGATTTTCATACCCTGCACGGGCCATCAGCGCCTGGCGGATGCCATCGCCAACAAAATTCCCGTTCCCGGCATAAATGTGCGGCTGTTCGTTTTTGTTCGATGGAGTAGCAGCCTTGCCCAGAGCAGCCAGCAGAACATCTTTCGCCTGCTCCACAGTGCAATCGGGGTCCGCAATACACTGGTTTTGCAGCTCCTGGTGCTTACCGCCGAACATAGCAAACAGATCATTAATCCCGTTCACACGGTTACGCTGTTCGGCATAAACCTGCGCCCGGATAGCATTCTCATCCACAGCGGCAGGCTGAGGAGCGGTAGGTTGGTGTGCCTGAGGTTGTGGTACAGGCTGCTGCGGTTCGCACTGGGTGGAATTACGCGGCGGGGTGACCATATTACGAATGCTGTTTGGCATTTTTTCAAATTCCTCAATACGTTTTGAATGAATACAGGCCATTGCCTGAAGGGATGGGATCACCTGGTCAGCAAAACCCATGGCAAGGCATTCAGCGCCATCCAGCCAGGTTTCGTCTTCCAGCATTGCGGCAATCTCATCAGAGGTTTTTCCGGTTTTTGCTGCATAGGCGGGGATTAAGACCGATTCAACTTTATCCAGCAAATCAGCGTAGTCGCGCATGTCGTTGGCATCGCCGCCGGCAAAGCCCCATGGCTTATGGATCATCATCATGGTGTTTTCCGGCATGATGACCGGATTACCCACCATTGCGATGACAGAAGCCATGGAGGCAGCCAGGCCATCTATGTGAACGGTGATTGCGGCACCGTGATGTTTCAGGGCATTAAAAATGGCGATGCCATCAAAGACATCGCCACCAGGCGAGTTAATGTGAAGATTAATATGGCTGACATCACCCAGCGCTTTAAGGTCGTTAACAAACTGTTTGGCCGTCACTCCCCAATAACCAATTTCGTCATAGATATAGATATCCGCTTCGTTGTTGGCGCTCGCCTTCATACGGAACCACGTATTACTTTTTACGCTTGCTTTCGGACGTTGAAGCGTCCAGTTCTTTGGCATCGGCACTGGTGCCTCCTCTGTCATTGGCAGGATCAGTATCAAATATCAGCCCCTGCTCACGGTTTTCATCGATTTCGGCCTTCCGGCGTGCTTTCACATCATCGGGATGACGCCCGCTGGCACGAACCCAGTCTGATTCCGTCGCAGCGCCACCGCGTATTTGAGCCTTCCAGGCATTAGCCTCCTTGACGGGATCAATCCATGGCATGACCGGGCCGGAATACACAGCGGTGTATAAGGACTCAATATCCAGCCCGCGTGGTAACGTGATTTGGCCGCTGGCGACAGCCATCTTCAGCCAGGCGCGATACATCGGACGTGTCACGGCGCCAATAAACCAGTCCTGGAGAATGAGATATCCGTCTGTCGATTCCACCAGCTCCTGCCGCTGAGCACTGTAAGTGCCGTTATAGTTTCTGGCGGTACTGGAAAAACTCAGACGGCTGCCCGCGGACACAGCTCGCAGCTGGCCGTTGCGGAAGGTTTCAAGATTGGGATTCGGGCGATCGGATTTGACCATGCCGATATCCTCGCCGGGCAGCAGGTCGTCGTAGATAATGCCGGGCTGAATATTCAGCTCACGATCATCATCCTTACCGGCGTTTTCATCCCAGCTTTGCCCATCCCCTTTTTTGATATACATCCCAAGGGCGGCGGCGATGCGTGCTGCAGTCAGTTCAGCATCTTCGTATTCTTTCAGAGCACTGAGTCGCATAAGAACGCCGGACAAAAGCGACGTTCCGCGCGTCTGATGCAGCCGGCGGACAAACTTCAGGTGGAGCATGTTTTCCGCATCAACCCGTTTCGTTTCCAGTTGCCTGCCAGAGATCGGCAGGCTTTTATAAACCAGATAGCCCTTTGGCCTGCCCCAGTTATCGGTATATACCCCCTGATTTAGCTTGTCTGACTCGTTGCTGGTCTGGGGAACAAAATCAGCCTCAAGCGCTTCCAGCCAGAACGGCACCCCGGCGGTAGGCGTCAGGCCATTGCCTGTGCCGCTGACGATCTGTGCAAAAACCTCCCCGTCGCGCAACCAGCTGCGTAACATCAGGCGCTCCAGCATGGGGCGGGTAAACTGATGGGTCACTTCCGGTCGAATAGACCATTCCCCCCATTTCTGCCGGATATCCGCCGCCAGCTTTTTAGCGATCTTGCCATTCTTGAGCTTCGGATGCGGCTCCACAATAATCCCGCTTTTACCTACCACCCGCTCTTCAAGCTTATCGAAAATGCCAATCACTAAATCGTGGTTATTATCAAGCCACCTCGCCTGCTCACGGAGAGAGACGGCCCCCATCTTGCTGAGCTGGTCAGCGGAACGATTCTCTCTTCGGGCTTTGTGGGTACGGGTGGGCTTAACGGCTTCATATGCCTGTATCATGGCGCGGGATCTTAGCCTCGCAGCCTTCCAGCCGGGAGAAATGACACCTATCGCATCATCAAGTAAAGACATTAAAACCTCGCCAGTTTGTAGCCAGGCCGCCCCCGGCGCTGATTATTCAGGGAAGTAAGACGCCGCTCCCACTCCTGCCGCCCTTTACGGATTTCGGACAGGTTTTCCATGGTCATTTCCTGACCGTTAAATTTGATGGATTTGCCATCCAGTACCGCCATCTCCGCTTCGGCATAGCGCTGGATCATGGCCTCAATATCACTTTTATTCATAACCAGCCTCCTGAGGTGGCCCATGGGTTAGCATCATCAGTTACGGTTTTTTTGCGTTTGCGCTTTTTGGTCTGGACCGGCGCTGGCGCCGGGGGTGCTTCTTCGCCAGTTTCCGGCGGCACGTTCTCCATCCACGTTTCCCGCCGCGCCCAGTCCGGCGCATCAGGCCATTTAATTTTTTCGTATCCGCGAAGGATAACCAGCGCATCAGCGTAAACCAGCAGGTCAAAAGCTTCGTTGGCGCCGCGACCCGGCTTGCTCCATTTGCCATCAGAATCACGCTCCTCGTAAGTCAGTTCGTCGTAAAACCAGCTCCCCAGCCACTTCGGGAAATGGATGTAATTCGGCCCCGGTGTTTCGCGCCACAAGGCATTGTTTACCCGGTCTTTGAGGTCATTGGTTTGCAGCAGATATAGCGGGACATCCCCCGCGGCTTTCGCCCGGCGCGCCGAACGGCCGGTGTTATCTGGCAGGGATTGGGTGATCAGCTTTTCGCGTCGATGACCGTCACCTTTAAACAGGTAAACATTCCGGCCAATTCCCTCCCGACGGCATTTACGCCAGAATCGGTAGGCATTATCGGTGACACCATCCTCACCGCCGGAATCGACTGCCATTGCCATCAGGCGCATACACCGGCGGGGATCGGATGCCATTCGCCACGTCTTGTAAAAGACATCGGTCAGCAGCAGATCCCAGTCCTCCGGGTAACTGGCTGGATCGATGGGCAGGCTTTCGCCGTTAGCGTCGCACCGGAGTGACTGGCGGATGTTATAACGGTCCACCAGCCACCGTTCGCCCATGCTTCCGTAGCCAGTGACCTGAACGACAAAGCGGCGATTACGTCCCCCCTGAACGTCAACCGTTGCCACCAGGAAACAAACACCATCAGGCACAAAACGTTTCGGGACATCCTCGGCCCGCTGTTCGAGCAGTTCGCTTTTACGCTGTTCGGTACTCGCCCGCGGCAGATAAGGGCGACCAAAGTCAGTGTTAACGACCGTTTTTAGTGTTTCTTCGCTATGGGTTTTTTCGTATTCCTGTTCAGCCGCCAGATATTTATAAATTAGCTGTGACCAGGTCTGGTAAGCAGCTGCTGGCCCTTCCATCCAGAAAGAAGCAATGCGTGACCGCCGCCCCTCCCCTTTAATGTTTCCATCCCGATCAATTGACTGCCCGTCACGTAGCCAGACGCTTTTCATGTTCAGCTCGCGCTTCATCGCAGGAAGCACTTTTCCTTTGCAGGCCGGGCATTGCAGATAGGCCGCTTCGCTGGCTGTGACCAGGTCCGTCGTGTCACGGTAGCCAGTCATGTTGGCAACTTCAGGCTGAAAATATTCCCCACAATGCGGGCAAGGCCAGTAAAGCCGCCGGCGGTCCCCGCGGTTATACAGTGACAACACGCCCGTTGTGGGCGGTGCTTCATGGGGTGAACTCTGCCGCCATTTCGTATCGAGAATGTCGCGGCCAGGTGAGCTTTCGACCAGGGTCATCCCCGATGACATAAATGTGGTGGTACGTTTGGAGGCAAGCGAGAATCCGTCCCCCTCCCCGTCGATGTCCTCCGGGAAGCGGTCGTAGTCGGTGAGAGCAACAAATTTATAGTCCGACGAGGACATAATATTGACTGAAGGCCAGCCTAGCTTCAGATAGTTACCTGCACGGAATGTGCGATCGTGAACGTTGTTATCGTTACGGCGAGGGCTCAGTCTTGATTTAACCTGCGGGCTGCAACGGAATGTGCGATCAAGACGCTTTTTTGAATGTTCGCGCGCTTTCTCTTCGGAGACCTGGATTACCAGCATATCAGCCGGGTCACAAACGATGCTGTATACAATCCAGCCATCAATCAGGCCAATAGTCTTACCCGTTCGTGCCGGGCCGACAAACACCACAGCATCATACTCGCGTGACGCCAGGCAATTCATTGGCTCGATAACATAAGGGGCCAGATTAGGATCCCACGGGACCGAGTTACCGGCGCCCATTGGCACACGCATATACTCGGCCACCGCGTCGGCAACCAGCATGCGGCGTGGCGCGCGTAAAATTCCGGAGACATCCCGACGGATCCCCCTGGCGGATGCCCGCTTTGCCATCAGTCCTCCTCTGGCTCATCCTCCTCTGCTTCGGCTTCCATGACCTTCTGGGCCATCTGGTCGCGCAAATCGTCAATCACACTTTGAACACGGGAAACCGCTGCAGGTGGAAGCGCACAATCGCGCTCGAGTACATCAGGGAGGGTTTCCAGCACCATCACTACAGCTTTTGCCATTACTGAAAACTCCCTGGCAACTTCATCTGCCGGGATCAGTTGCCCCGTATCCTGCTCAAACTTGATCCGCTCGTTCTCTGCTTTCCAGTGCGCCAGCCTGTCAGCCGGCGGCATGTCCTCAAGATTTGTTGAAACCGTGGGGATCATTAACTCAGCCAGAACGTCGGTAACTAAATACAGTTTTAGTTTGCTGTTGCTGCCTGGCGCCGGCTCAACATTTTTCAGCCTGGCGGCCACTGTCTGACGGTGGACATTGGTTATGCCCGCCAGCTGATTGATATTCAGCTTCAGAGAAGCGATTTCCTGATCCATGATGGTGAACACTTTTTAACCGTTTCGACATCATTGCAAAACAGGCATCAATAAAATCAACAACCTGTGCAAATGATGATGATGACCATGGATCCAGAAAACCAGCCGATTCCCGCGAGCGCGCCGCCCCGTGGAAGGCCACCCCGCCGGGAGGACCCATTAGATAATGATTATCGTTTGTAATTGCTGGGCAATTATCGAGGCCGCTCATTGAACGACCTCTGTGAATGCTCATCTTTCGGGCGTACTGCCATCGGCCTGCAGTACACTTTCTGGTAGCCGTTCAGCTAATGGCTGATTCTCGAAAACCTTCATCCCAAACTGACCGATCCAGGTGCTAACTGAGTTGATGTTCCCTGCAATGAAGTCGGTCACCTCGGCGATCAATCCTTTAACGACGACATCCGTGCTCTGACGCCAGTAATTCTCAATCGCGACCAGCAACGGATCGGAACCATTACTGACAGATTGTTCACCTACGCTATACGTTTTTTTCTTCACGCTATCGGTTATACATCGCAGCTGGCTGGTCTGGACGGCTCCAACCTCTGCTGCAATTACCTGCATCGTCAACGTAGCCACTTTGTTCCCGTCTGCATCAGCGCTGGATGCATAGAACATGGAGAGCGTTAGATCCGTGCGTTTATACATCATTGCTTACCTCCCCTACGATGGCGGGAACGACGACCGCCGGGAAACGGAGATTGTTGATCCTGTACCAGCTCACCCACTAAAGGTTCCTGAGCCGACTCAGCAGCCGGTGCCGGTGCAATATCATGCGCAATCGTCAGTTTCAGCAGTGGGCTGCCGCCCTGGACATGCTCAAAATGGATGCCATGCACGGCTTCATTCATTCGTGACTGACCATCAGTCTCCAGAACGGTCAAAACGCCATCAACGTATTCAATTTTGAAACTCTTCATCGGGTTCTCTCTGTTGCTGTTTTCTTGCTGTGGCAGGTCCAGCACAATGACTCCAGATTAAAGTCATCATCGGTACCGCCATGAGCTTTAGGAATGATGTGGTCGACACTTGAGGCTTTCGTGGCAATACCGTCTCGCCTGCAGTTCTGACAAAGGTATTTATCCCTCTTCATGATACGGGCCCGTTTAATTTCCCACGGACGACCATAACCACGTGCATGCCGAGTTTTTCCGGGCTGATAGTTACGCCAGCCATCACCGGCGTGTTGCTGCCGATGGATCTGACATCATTCGTTACTGCCGTGCATCCTTTGTGCCGGCAAGGTCATTTAGCGCATGGAGGCATAACTTTTTCCGAAGTTAGTGATAACGCAGTCGTTAACACCGTTTTGTGTTACAGGGATGATGCCAGGGTGAACCTGGGTGAACTTGATGCCATATTCACCCCAATAAAAAGCCCCGCATAAGCGGGGCTGTAGATTCAGAAATATGGTTTTGGCTACTGGTAGGTATCTGCGAAATGCCCTTCGATCTGAGATCTGACATCAACAGTTTCGTCTAACTTTAAGGAATCATAGCCCTTAATATGGAAATGAGGCTCATATGCATAAATCGTAATGAATGCATATGACCCTTCATCTCCCGTGAAAATCTCATATTTGACGCGAGAAAGACCGGCACCAACTAACATGTATGTATCCAGAAGCTTCTGGGTATTCATCATCCATTCCTTTTCCTTTAAAAATCCTTATCAGCATACATGAATTCGATGGATGACGACAGCAATGAATTCTTGCATACTTCGAAAAAAACCTCAATATCAGTAAATTAATACCCATACAGACCCCCAAATATGCCAAAAAATAAAGCAGAAAGCAGCCAGGCAAGTGCAGTCTTCTTCATTAAGACTCCGTAAAATGCTATAGACATTGCTAGACACAGCGTTATAAAAACTGGCCACATAGTCAATAAAAAAAGCAAATAACCAAAAACCCCACTATTAATAGTTATATTCACCGCTAACTTAACCCTGACGTTCTAAATATGAGCTGTATCGCATGACACCATGCAATCTGTTCTTTCTGGCGAACTATAGCATTATCAAAGCCACTTAGTGAATGCTTGATGCCTTAGCCGCTGAGCTCCGTTAACTGATTTACACCCGCTACGCTTGTTATATCCGGAGTGTTGTCTAAACTATCTAATGACTTTGCTCTGCCACGACAAAGTCCGTCGTTCTACCTGTGAACTCAGGGATGAGCCACTTCCTGTAGTATCTGGCCTTCCATTTTTTCTCAAAACCAGTAGAAAAACATCCCGCAATCTGACTACACTCCTACATTGGCTGCCCCTGCAGCACCCCGTCAATTTGTCGGATTTACTCCACGGGGTTTTTTATAACCTGAAACTGCTGGACAAAAGGCTCCAAGAACTAAGCCCACCAGCAGCACATTTCCAGGATATCCAGAAACAGGATACCTAAGAGTTGTTATGTCCTTCGAACATATAAGGCGCGTATGATGATTAGTTATATTCAAACCTGAGCTCATCAAGCCTTAATGGTTTTCTTATAAAAGTATTTTTGCATTCGATAATGAGTATCTGCCCCTCGCACAATGCGCAAAGCATAGGGGAGGATTCATCGTAATCACCATTTCCATCGGTGTAATTATTAACCACCCAAAGAGTGTAATCAATCGTGTCATCTCTGACAAGATTGATATTCCCAGCATTCTGTTCACCTCGTAAAATATACTTACCCTGCTTATCTTTTATACCATGAGAGAGAGTTCCACTCCTTTATTAAAATAATAGATAAAATCTTAAATCCACCATCTGATACAAGTACTTCCAATGACAGTTTGTCACCTGAAGCTGGATCAGACATTCTTGAATAACATTTTCTAATCACAACCCACCTACTCATTTTTGGGTAGGGTATAAGCAAGGCAGGGACTGAATTCAACAAGAAAATAACCTATCGGGCTATCGCTTTATAATAAGCCTGCCAGCGGTACTTATCCAATCTCAGTTGCCGCAAGCACTGAGTGCTTTCAATATCAGCCTGGAGATCTTCGTCGCTGTCCTTCGCGGCGTCACTTGCTTTGCACGGCGGGCTCATCAAATCCGGGGATGGAGTTGGCAGCATCGATGGCGCGCTGACGCAGCTGCACAGCATCATCATCAAACCTGCATACAATACGATTCGGAGACTGAACATATTTCACCACGTCACGGGTTATTGTTTTGTAGATGACCTTACCCGCTTCGTTAGCAGTAGCGGCCTTTTCCTCTACAGGCTTAATGGTACTCTCGGCCTTCTCTCTCTTCTTTGAAGCTTGAGCATTGATGTGATCAGCGTGAGAACTCCAGCCTGAGCGCCACGAAATCACGTTAGAGGCCAGCAGGATTGTTATAGCGATGATAACGGCGGTTAAGCGACTCATCTTTGCTCCCATAAACAAACTTCACGCTCAACTTCCCTCCGGGTAATAAGTCCTTTCCACTGCTTACCTTTGGCATAGGTCCAGCGCAGCAGTTGATCGCACGCTCCTTTAGGGTCACCCTGGTTGATTTTGCGAAGCAGTGTGGAGGTCTGGAAGTTACCAGTTCCGACGTTATAGGCGAACGAGTACAAAGCCCCACGCATAGTTTCTGGGATCGGTTTTTTGATGTAAGGGTTGATCTGCCTGGCGACGGTATTCAGGTCTTTATTTAGTAGCGCCCGACACTCTGCCTCGGTATAGGTTTTGCCGAGCATGATGTCTTTACCTGTGTGGCCGTAACAAACCGTCCAGACACCTACCACATCCTGATAAGGCTCGTATCGCACTCCCTCAAGCCCATCATTACCCGTCGGGCCAGTAATGAGTGCAGAGGCAATCGCAAAGGCTCCACCGCCGACTGCAGCAAGAACGCTTTTACGTAGTGTCGGAGACATTATTCACCTCGCACAGCTTTTCGCCGGTCTTCTTTAATTTTGAAATACAGATTCGTCAGGTATGTCAGCAAGCCAAATACCAGACTTCCCAGAACACCAATAGCGGCCCACTGGGATGGGGATACTTTGTCGAGCAATTGCAACATCCAGAACCCCGCGTTACCTGCGGACGTTCCGTAGGCAATACCTGTTGTTAGCTTGTCCATTCGATACATACTCCACCTCCGGATTAACGGGGTGCTTTGTGCGTGTAGGGGGTCAGGCCCATCGGGCTGATTTAACAACGAGCCGTATCGATGATGATTCCCGTGAGCCTGAAATGAAAAAGGCCACGCAAAGCGCAGCCTTCAAATGATGTTTACCTTTTCTTTCTGAAGCGCCCTATTGATGGCGTAAAAAAGCCCGCCTGAAGGCGGGCAGAAAGTAGGCATTCTAGGTAGTAACGAAACGAAGGAACTCCTAATAGTCCGAGCTACCGATTTACCAGGAAGCATTCACTTTTGCCGTTACGTTCTATAAACATAGAAGGGCAACCGCAAAAGTAAACCTGCCATAAATCTTAAAAATGTTTAGTGACAGTGTGGTGCCGGGTGCCTCCCGGTGAGCATGCCCCAGTCGGCATGGCCCGCGCTGCATTTACAGGTTTCTGTAACTGACTGGTCGCCCCTCCGCATAGGGGGATTCACCACCTCAATAATTTATGATGCAAACATTCAAAGTGTCAATATCTGACCATACCGCCAGCGCCTCTGCCATAATATAAGCCAACAATGCCCACTTAAATTGTATGCATTCTAATACTTAAAGCTATTGCGAAGCCCTGACTCAATGTAGCACTCACTGATATCAGGTAAATACGAGGAAAGTAAAATGCTGTCTACTGATAACCAAAGAATTTCAGAGATTTTTGAACGTTTGGCAGAAATAGCAGCTAAAACTGCTGAATTAACAAGCAACCCCAATCTATCCCCTGCTCAAAAGCAGGCAGCATGTGACAGTTACTTTATCGAACATGATCAGTTAACAACCGAAGCCCTAGAGATCTTCAAAAAAATCACTAAAAATCCTCGGTGAATGCTGAAGCATGTGAGATTGCGTATGCAATACGACGATATGACAGGGGTATTGATGCAGCGCATCTCGCGAATACCCCTGTCGTATCGCCGGAAAGCAAAAACCCCGCACGGACGGGGTCTTCGTTATATTCAGATTGTCGCTTTTTGTCGCTGCCGAGTGGCGCAGCTCTGCCAAGCATGAAGGGATTATCTGATTTTCTGGCCCGTTTTCAATACCAAAAAGGGGGAATAGCACTTTTTGTTAATCTACATGAATCGCCTTATGAACAGCCAGGAAAGCTTTTGCTCTGAATATTTCTAGGCACCAGCGCACTCTTTTCCGGGCCTCACTGTCTGTTAACCATGGCGCCACCAGCTGTATTTCCCGTGTTATGTCTGAGATTTTTTTGCGGGTGGTGTAATAGTTAACGCCAACGAGATAAACCGGATCACCCGTTTCAAATATCGCCAGTACACATCGTTCAACAAATTCAACATCATCCTCAGTGATCGCAGCGTCAATGGCGACCGTTGCAGGCTTCGGCCACAAAATGGCATGCGCCCTGCTTAATGCCTGTCGCCCGCGATACCCTTCACTTCTTGCCTGCTCGATTGCTGCCGTAAAGCGTTCTAATGCTTTATCTGACCAGTGATCACCCTTCATTCCTCGCCAGCATGAATGTCCTGATGGTCTACGCGGGGCAGCACCTCCTCTCATCCCTTCCCCCCAAACAGTAAGCAGAGATTTTATCCAGGCGGACTGAATGCCACTAAGGGGAGTGAATCGGCCCAGCCAGCTTTTGCGCGGGGCGGCGGCCACTGTTTCTAATCCTGCACGGTGCAGACGGCGTTGACGTGGTGTCATTCTGTTCTTCTCCTTACTACGCCAGAACGCCGAGCGCGTATGCCCGGTCCAGCAATTTAATAATCAATACCGGCTGGGTGCCGTATTCACGCTCAAAAGCGGCAGGGTCATGGTGCAAAGCACGGTGGTGCTTGCGGCATAATGGGATCGTAAAAATATCGTGGGCCTTGGTGCCTACGCCGCCCTGCCCCCAGCCAATAAGATGGTGTGCATCATCTGCAGGCTGCCCGCAGCACATACACGGCTGTTTTTTAACCCATGAGATAAAGTCAGCTGATAACCATCGGCTCCGCTTAGGTCTCGCGAATAGTGTCGCCGGTGCAACAGGATCGACGTTCACAGGAACCAGAGGTTTGCCCGGCGTTGTTATTGCCGTTGGCTTGATTGCTTTTTCGAGACGGGGAGAAAGAATGCGGGTGGCCGGCACCGACGGAACGATCTCACTCTCCCTGTAAACAGATTTAATGCCATCGTCTTTAATACGCAGGGATCGGCGCGCCATTTCTTCTGTAATTTCATCGCCAATCCCGGCGCCTACCGCCCACCAGCATAGCTCCGCCAGTGACAATGATCGCTGCGCGTCCAGACCAAGCGCGATGCGGGCAGTGTCGATTACCCAGTCAGCGTTATTAACACCTACCAGTTGATCGAGGGTTTGTTCCGTTTGGTTTTTCAGCTCATTATCACAGTGCCAGCATGCGATTATTACACCCGTCGAATGGCGAAACGGGACGAGCTCATGGTGATGGTAATCGGAATGTGTCCACTGACAGTTTTTAACCTGCCTACGTAACCATGACTCGAGGGCACTAACCCCACCAGCTGCAGTGATAACTGCCTTCTTCATGAAAAAAGGTCTGATCCCCACATCATCCCGCAACGGCTGCCGGGCATCAGGAAGACGTCCACTGGGTATCTTTTTCATGCTTGCCGGCGGCATTTCAACAAGAACTCGGCCGGCACCGAATAACGGCATTAATTCACTACCCGGCTTAAGCAGCACAATTCCAAGATGGCGTGCAATATCCACGTTAAGCAAAGCTCGCATCAGTCCCTCCACATCTTCTGTATGTAGGTCCTGTCAATCCGTGGCGGCTTCTTCGATTCCGGCAACAACACGCGGATCTCCCACGATCCAAAGTCTCTGGATAAGCTCTTCTCAACCACACAGTTATTTTTACGGTATCGCTCCACCAGCTCTGTAGCCTCAGCCTCTGAAAGCTGCTCGTGTAAAAACCAACTTTTCTTCATGGCTGATCACCGAACAGTCGCAAAAACTCAATCGCTCTTTGCCGCGCTCCGGGTTCTTCAGCGATCATTTCCTGCAGCAGCTGCACGGCGAGCATAGGCTCCTTTCGCCCGACGATGGAAATTCCTCTGGAGACACGGCGAGAGAGTTTTATAAAATTTTTTCTCTCTAACGCACGCAGATGCAACAGGACAGCATTAGACGAGCTAACGCCGAGCATATCGGCCAGCTCAGATAGCGTAGGTGGGTAGCCATGCTGATTGATGTAGGCCACCAGCAGATCGAAAACTTCCTGCTGTCGAAAAGTTAGTTTTGAAGACGAAAGCAAACCGGCGCTCAATGAAGGAGCACCAGTCTGATGGGATTTTGATACTTCGGGGGTTTGCGTCATGGTTTCTCTCCGCGACGCAGCAGGTATAGGTTGTTCAGGCCTATGACGGGAGTGTAACAGAACCAGGCGGAACCTGGTAACCAACTCCAGACCTAGCCTTTTCAATCATCTGTGAAAAGAGAGAGAGAGTCCCCACGATCTCATCCGGCTGCAGAGGCATAAACGAAACAGTATCGCCGCGCCGGTACATCAGAGCGCGTTCACATACAGGAAAGGATGTCAGACGAGCAACGATCACACCATCGTCGCATCTGATAATTGCATAGCCGGTGTTCGGCGTTTCTTGTTTTTTACCCACAGCAAAATCCTCAAAATAAACCAGGTAAGCCACTGGACCTGAACTTAACAGAACCAGTCATCAGCGCTTTCCCAGGTGTCCTGCAGGATTTCCTCAATACGTTTTTTATCTCCGTCCATTCCACCAAGCACAGTTAAACCATCAGTACCGGCCCGACGAATGACCAGACTGCAGTTATCAAAGTTTTGATCCAATCGCCGCAGTAGCTCTTGCTCCAGAGCAGGCACAGCACCATCCGGCAATTTTTTTAGGCGATCAATTGTGATTTCCACTTTCATAACTAGCTCCTCACGCAAATACTGTATAAATAAACAGTATACCTGTTAGGTAAAATGTTCAAGTTCTTAATGCCACTTTTCTCTAACACATGCTCATGTTTAGATTGATTTTTTCTCCTTAAAAGACAAAACCCGCCGTGGCGGGTTGAGGTTTAAATTACAGGGATTTGGTCGTCGTCGTGGTGATAAGCGCGGTTGATCAGGAAAGTTACCACCCCTTCAACCAGTACATCGTCCAAAGCCTCACCTTCTAAAGCTTCCCCATCGGAGGTGATAAGCGAACGCCCACGAACAGCGGCGAACTGAAGATTCCCCGAGAAAGCTATAAGTACATGATCCCCCTGGCTTGCACAACGTGACACGTCAATTACGGCATAGCCAGTACTCGTTTCAATGACCCTGCAGTTTGCATCGAAATGGCACAAATCAGTAACCATAAGCCTTTGTTCTGCATAATCTTTTGCTGGTGACGGAAAGCCCACATTAGCACCCTCGCGTGATAATACTGTATTTATATACAGTATTATCGACAGGCGATTTAGTCAACTAAGCAGCCTTCAACTTAATGCATAAAAAAGCCGAGCTAACGCTCGTCCTTGGTCATCACACGTACGGACTAAACAACAGACGAGTACATATGGAACAACTCTTGATTTGACGAAACTAGATTAGCAATCTGCCTAAATAAGGATATTATCGTGCTCAACATCCTTATTTCTTGTTATTTTGATCGATTTTAAGGAAAGTTTCTCCAACCTCTACAGAATAATCTTGTATTATTTTAGAAATTACTAGGTTATCAATATTTGGTTTTAAAAATAAAAGCGACACGGTAACCTGCACCAAGCTAATAGCAGTAGCGTGTGCTGGATCAGTCATACCTGAATTACTTTGACCAACCAGCAATATATCTTCATTAGTTTCACAGAGACCTAGTCTATTTCTCATCGCCTTAGAACCAGTATGTATATTCTGGCTCGCCCATTTATAATAAGGACGCATATGTTCTAAATTAACGTCCTTCTCAATTGCTCCAAATCCTACTTTTGTATGGTTTGGAAAAATATAAGAAGCCCAACCATAATTATCTGCATATCTTTTACCATATTTTTTGATTAATAGATCAAATTGCTCCTTACATTCAGCAACTTCTTCAAAACTCGGTCCTTTTGCTTGTAACCGGTGTTCGTATTTTTTGTGCTCAAGCATTCCATTGTATGAGTCAACTATTTCGTGGTAATAAAAGCGCTCTGCACATTCCTTTCCATGCTTAGCGATAAACATAGCTGTAGCCGCTACTTCATGAAGTGCACGCCATCTCGCATGAGCAGCATCTGCGAATCCATTTTTTAAAAGACATAATATTTCATTAGCGATATGGCAAGCTCTGGCATGATGTCGAACAACTAAATCAAAAACCAAATCATTCTCGGCTACAGCTTGCGCCCTGTAAGATTTATTAAATTCCTCACCAGACTCTGTACAGATCACTATGAGTGTTTCAAATAAATCAAAGGCGTCCCCCCATCTTGAAATATTTCTGGATACAAACCCTTCTGAAAGTGAACGATGCTCCGCAAGCATTTCGCGAGTTGAGTTAGCGAGCGATTCTTTCAGGATGGACACCATCTCCGGAATTATATTGTCAACCACTTTTTCGATTTCAACTGTGTCACATGATTCTGGTTTGTTTTTATAGATTCGCTCTATATTATCAAGAAAAATCTTATGATAAGTATCCATATCGTCTCTCTTTTAGTCTTGGGGCCTTATACCGTAATTTATTATTGAAGATATACAGCATACTAATTTAAGTCTAGCTATTTCGTAAATACTACTGTCTAAAACAATACAGCTATAACTCGTGAAGCCATTACAAAGATCCATCATTGGTATAGACTGACATTTGAATTTTCCATACCAAGGGCTTACCACTTAGATTTGATAGCCCCTTCTGTTTCTTTAAGAATAATCAGCATCTAGCTGCATTGCGCAGGCAGCGGTTGCGCATTCTGGCAAGCAACCAGAGCTCGTTTGCTGTTGTCGTCATTCCAAGCATCGATGTGTAAACAGTCGCAGCCCGGCGCCACAGCTTTTTGTCTTCCAGCGTCTTCGCCAGGGACAGTGCGTTTTGGACTTTTTTCACATCCTCTTCAGATAATGGTGTTGCAGCCTGCGGCAGGGCAACATCGGGAACCTCAACGCCTGCAACCACTCGATAGACATACTGGCAGCCGTTATGGGTACGATGGAGTTTTCCCGCGGCATGGAGCTGCCGCAGCAAGTTACCTGCTGTACTGGCTTGCAAGTCCAGCGCATCGCAGACATCCTGCAGGACGCATTCTGGCGTCCGGCTAACGATGGCAAGCACCATCTGCGCTTTGGTTACTTTGGTTTTTGATTGTTTGGTCATGGTCAAAACTCGTTTACTTGGTTAAACCTGCCGCCTTGCGGCGTTTGTACTCTTCCATCAGAATCTGCGCTGGCGTCGGTCCTGCTGGATGTCTCGGTGCTGCCAACTGCTGACGAATTGGCGGAATCGAAAACCCGTTAGCCAGGTGTTTGGTCCATTTCGTGAGTAAGTTTTCTGCCAGTTTTTTCAGCTCTCCCTCCGTCAGGTTCCTCTCAACTCCGGTTCTGCGCATCTCAATGCAAATGTGATAGAGAACATCCTGTTTCCATGGGTATTTGTCGCTGCCCGAGTATCGGTAAGACTCATTCCTCCAGCGCTTGTATTCCGCCATTATAGATTCGGATGTCAGATTGAACGGGTTAGCACCGCTGGCAGATACCAGAGCAACGAATTCAGCCAGATCCGGTGGCCATGTGTTACCCGCGGCGCAGCGCTCCATGCACTGACTGCAGACCAGGGTAATCTGGGCTTCACTCATCGATCCGATCTGGGCAATCCACATATCCGAGGGCGCCGCCCCGTTCTTCTGGGTCCACCGGTTCGAAAATATTTCCCCCATGACTGTCCATAGCCGCCATGCCGTATCCGCCGCCAGCAAGTCCGTTTTGCTTTTCCCAGCGTTCTCTGGCTGCCTGAATTTCCTGAACTGCCCGGGATGCGGTGTTAACTGGTTGAATTCCTGCATGGTCTTTACCTCCGGTTGCTGGTTGCGGTTTAGATTTGGCTCTGGCACTTATCACGCTGCGGGCAAATTTCTGCTCCCACTGAATCTGAGTGAACACTTTCCCCTCGGATTTCCAGTACGCGGTGAACTCTGCCAGCTCTGTCGGCAGGTATGCCGGTTCGGGAAGCGCTATACCCCAGGTAGCAGCCAGTCGCGGCCAGTCCTGTGACGGCAGCCAAAGGTCGTGCATGGCGAATTTCCCGATCGGAATATCCACTCCAGGCAGATACTGAGGTTGCTGGGGAAAATTTCTCTCCTGCGCATAGAGAGTGGGGTTTGATCCTTTTCCCTTCCCTTCCCTTCCTTTTCCGTCAGTGAGTCCTCCATGAGGATTCACTGAGTCCTCACTGAGCCCTCCTTGATTAGGAGCTCTCTTTTCTTCCTTTCCTGCCTTAGACTCAGTGAATTCTGGCGGAAGAGGTATTTTTGAGGCCGAAGGCCTGTTTATTTTTTGATGCTTAAGGAAACCTTTAATCTGCAAATAGCAGACATCATTCACTGAATACTCAGTGAGTAATCCATGAGTAATCAGTTCCTGTATTAGTGGTTCGCAATCGAGCGCGTCCGCAGGGAAGATTTGCATCTTCAACCGTTTTGGCGAACGCTCAAGGCATCCCATATCGTTGGCGAAGTTGAACAACCCGATAAACAGGAGACGCGCTGGAATTGAACATTCCACCACCTTCTCATCTGTCCAGAATTCAGGTTTAACTGTTCTGATGCGGGCCATCTGAAACCTCTTATTACCAGCTGGTGCTGGTGGTCATTGTCAAAACTCGATTAGAAAAACTGCGGCGCTACGGCGCTGATGCTCGCCAGTAGTGGTCCCGCCGCATCTGCAGGGAGCATGTTAAAAAGTGCAATTGCAGCTTCCCGTATTTCACGCTCTAGTTTCTGCAGAGGTGCGCCAAGTAACTTGGCCTGGTGTGCTTCGCTACACTCTTTGATTGCATTGGCCACCAGCTCGGTTTCAGTTAAGCCACGTTTTAGGCCATGTTTGCGCGCAATCTCAATAGGCATTGCATCAACGATCGCTGTCGAAAGCTGTATGACATAGCGGGTGTATTTCTCCGAGCCGCTCTCGTTTTTCAGGTATCGGTACAGATTCTGTTTGTTAACGCTTATTCCGCGACCGTTTTGTTTTTCCCACTGTTCGGCCACCAGCTGCGCGACAAGCTCCTGAGCTCGCCCAGGTAAAGTGGACTCCCACTCCCGAACCGCGGTGTATATCGTTCTGCACTTCAAGCGGTCACGACGCTGCGGTGAATACTGATTTTGAGTTTTCAGCGATCCAGGCAGATTCTGGTTATGATGTTGATAAGTGACTGACTGCATGGTTAACCCCGGCCTAATGGAGGAAAAACAGAATCAATGGTGCAAGTCCGACCTAATTCATTCAGTTTCTCAACAATAAGCCTGCACTCAGTCAATCCCGGGTTACGTGTTCCGTTTTCATAATTCGATATACGGGACTGGCGCCAGCCAAACAAGCTAGCGAGTTGCGCCTGAGTTAATCCAAGAGCTTGTCGTTCTTTGGCGATGTTGTTCATTCTATCCTCACGTCTGATGTTTAATTAAGTTAAACACACATCGTGTTTAGGAGTCAAGACGAAACGTACTTTGATGAATAACACGTAGCGTGGTAAAAATATCTGATGAACATAAACATGACTATTGCTTCCAGACTGAAAGAGACACGCGAGAAGAAAGGCATGTCTCAAGCCAAACTCGCGGAATTATGCGGGTGGGTACAGTCACGTATCGGAAATTATGAGGCTGGGCGTCGGAACATAGGCGTTGATGATGCTATAACCATCTCGAAAGCCTTAGGCATCAGCCCGTCAGAGCTCATTTTTGGTGAGGATAACGCTGAGTCTTGGCTCACTCCTAAGCACAGAAAATTGATTTCACTTTTTGACCAGCTTCCAGAGTCTGAACAAGAGCGGATGATTGATACCTTTCAACTACGACTTAAAGAAATCGATGAGTATGTCGAGAAATATCTGAGAGGCCGTTTTAAAAAAGCAGACGAATAACCTCTATACGTTTAGCGAATGCATAAACCAGCACTATGTGCTGGTTTTTTTTGTAATTTTTTTCCCTCACTTTGAACTCATCACAAACCCCCACCCCAACTTTCAACACACACCGTGTTGACAATCAAACACAAAATAGGTTTTACTATAAACACGAAATGCAATGAGTCATCGAGGCAGGAAGCCCACGAAGTAGCTGCCGGCGGCATACGAAACACCGGATGAGATGACAGCAATATCAATCGCAGCAGGTTCAACGTTCGGCTGCCCGGCCTTAAGGGAAAGAAATGAGTATGGATAAAGCATATGAAGACTATTTTGAAAGCCTCTCTGAAGGTGAGGAGGCGCTGAGTTTCAGCGAGTTTACCGCGGCGCTTTCAGGTAAGCCGGCAGACTGCGCCTCTTTTGAAATGTAATGGAAATCCTGCGCGCTTCGTGGTGGTGAATTGCAGGGTGAAAAAGCTCAATCGTGAAGATCAGCGTCACGACACCACCGACGAAGCGCGTCGAAGTAGTGAAAATAAAAAATCAGGGTTTGCAATGCGGTGAATGCGGCTATGCGCACGCGACACAGTTAAAAAAGTAAACATGGCGGTTATTCACACGTTGTGGGGAAAAAGTTGTCGGCGGTAGTTGTTAACTGGCTGCCGTCACCGGGAGGCACCCGGCGCCGCATTGCAAAACCACATCCTAATACTGAGTTAACTGGAGATAACTATGAAGGATTTTGCCCGAGTACCTACCGGGAACCAGGCGACCCGCCTGAACTGGTTCGAGGTGAGACTACGCCAGCTGTGTTACTTGCTGGCGCAGAAAGGAAACCCTGAGGCTGAGGCATGAATACCCTGTTTGCCCTTGTCATCAGCGTTTGTGCTCTCACTGGTGAATGCTCTGATGTTCTGATCGGTGTTTATCCATCAGAGGCTAGTTGCAACAGCAACGCCGATGAACAAAAAGTACAGGGCCAGTGCCTCCCCTACCGAAATACACAAAACATGGCTGACGACCAACAGCCTGCAGCGAGTTTTTGA